TATTCATTACTTCGGTCGATACGCCGGTAATCTCTCCCGCGTGTTGAAGTCCTGCGAGCGCTTCTGTCGTTACCCCAATTTTGTCGGCTGTTTTTGCAAGCGCATCAAGTGATTTCATCGACGCTTTAGTCAATGCGATTCCCGCTGCTGCACCTGCTAATCCAACCGCTGCTGTGGCTTTGGCCATACGACCGGCCATCTTACCCATTGAAGCCGTGGAACTTTTAATTCGCTTATTTAGAGAATCAAACGCGCGTGCGGTTTTATCTTTACCGTTTATAACCAGGTTATATTGCGTATTTGCCATTACTTGTTATCCTCGAAAAAAGCAATCCAACCCATGTATTCGCGGACGTCAATTTGGTTTATTTCTTCAACTGTTTTGTGGAGTTGAGTTGCTAACCAATAACGGAACCGCAAATCAGGGTCGGTTTTTAGTTTCCCGCTGCATCCTCTTGGTCTGGATCATTATCATTAATATCATTAACGATTCGAGCCATAACATCAGGGTCAACGTGTCGCATTAATTCAGTCTTATCGACTTTCTTGAAGATTGGACGCCCTTCAACATCGACTAAACGATAAATTAAAGTGAGCGCCATTGCTTCGGCGGCTTTACCATTGTTCGCTGCGTGCATAATCTCACCCAACGATTGAAGGTTGATGCCAGGTTTTACGTAAACCGTTTCGCCCCATTCTGGAACTTCCAATTTACGTGCTTCCGCTGACATTTTACCTTTATAATGGCTTTTGGCCTTGTCTAAAATTGACATAATATAATCCTATTTAAGTTAACAACTGCTAACTTAGATTATACCGTTGTTAATGTCAATGCGCCATTACCTTGGAATGAATAAGTAGCAGCGACAATATCGTCCATTGCTGCCGAGCGTGAAACACCTGTTACTATAACGTCGCCGCTATAATATGAATCACCGCTTGCATCACCTTCAGGATATAAATTCAATGTAACCTGTGCGCCAATCGTTAATGCGCCTTGGCCTGTTGAATCTGTTTCATCCCAATGACATTCGATTGTGCCGCTGAATGTTGTAAGACTTGGTAAATACGTGCGAGCCGTATCGCCCAAAGACGTGGTTTCAACTGTGTCACCACTTTCTTCGATTGAATAACTTTTAACTTCAGCGACTGTGTTTGCGCCGATTTTTACTAAGCCTTCAGAACCTTTGTGAACTGCCATTTTTTTTCACCTTATTTTGCGACTTCGGCGTCGCCTTCTTCGTTAAAATAAGTAATGTTGACGTTTACCGTTGCTCTCGCAACCGGGACTTCACCATCACCATCAAAATCAATATCAACACTTGTAATCATAGTGTCTTTTGCTTTGCCTGATATTGTAACATCTTCGGCAATCGCTTGTTCAATTTCTGAACATATTTGGTCAATCGTGTTATCGCTGTTTTGACTCGCAGCAACAAATATTTCGACTGATAAATTTAAATTTCTTTGCAACGTTCTTGGAATTGTCATGCTGACATATTCGGTTGCTTCATCTTTTGTGTAAATACATAAAGCCGGAAGCGCTACTTGTGGGAGCGCATAAACTCGACTCGTAAAAACGTTTGTTCCTGTAGTGGTTAGACCTGTTAATGTGCTAACAATTGCCTGTCTTATCTGTTGGCGAATGTGCATTAACCTTTCTCCAATTGAATCTCGGTCATTCCGGTGCCATCAGGCATCACTACGCGAACATAATATGTTATTCCGACAATGACTAACGTGTCACCATTTACGGCGTCGATAACGTCATTTGTGCGACAATGAAATCGTGGTCTTTGCATTGCGAAAGGAACAGATCCGCCAATCTCCACTTCTTCAAATTCATTGTCCAATATGCCTTTAATTTCAGACGAATCGCCGTTGTGCGTATATGTCGCATCAACACCGAAATCATTTAATAGTATTGCTCTGTCGTCTGCTGTTTCAACTGGCATTTTTTACGCCTTTTTGCGTCGTGTGCGCTTTGGTTTCTCTGCACGGTTTACCGGCGCTTCAACCTTTTCTTCTTTTTCTTCAACAACTGCTTTAGTAGGTGCGGAATCTAGTTCAACACGACCAATTGCTAATAAATGCTTGGCTGTTTCTGCCTGGAATTCTGCCGCTGTACCTGGCTCATAAGTCACGCCATTTGAACGGAATCTTTTTAAAATTAAATATTTCATGGGTTTACCCTCATCAAATTGGGACGACACAACGCCGCCCCACAACTTTGATTTTAACAAATCAATTAGCCATCGTTACCGAAGGCAAAAGATTGTGCGTGACGAACTGCCACATCCATCATTTGACGCGCAGTGATACGGATGATACCGCTTGGTGCGTTGGTATATGGATCAACTACTAACTCAAGGCCCGAGAATAGGCCAACGATGACATCGCTGAAGTTCCCGTAGTATAGGTTTCCGGCTGTCGCTTGGTTAGAAACGATTGCATTATAACCATTGATTGTGCCTTGTGGTTCAACAACAAATTGTGCTGTTCCAGAAGCCTTTTCAGTAGTTTTTAGCGCACCGTACATTGAAGATGGCAAGATATAAGCAAGGTTGCCCATTAATGCGTTATCTTCTGCAACGGCTGTTTCAAGTCCTACAACTTCAGCAAATGTTGGGTTTGCTGCTGCGAAGTTAGCAACTTGATTAACGCCAGTAACGTTTAAAATACCAGTAGGTTGACCGTTTGAACCGGTACCTTCAAGCGCTGCTTTATCCATAGCGATTGCAATTGCTTGCGCTAAATCTTCACGGATAAGGTTTTCAATATCGATTGATGCTTGAGATAAAAGTTGAGTGGTCACATCTGTGTAAGCGCCAACTGTCTTCGGAGTTAACGTTACTGCACTTGCGGTCATTTCTGATTCAGAAACGGCGCTTGATTCGCCTACCCATGACGCTGAAGCAGCAGTCACCTTCTTAGGAATCTTAACGTCGCCAGATAAGCCAGAAAGTACAGTTGCACCCGCTGCCATAACTGAAGATTTATTGCGTAATACGTCAATAAAGTCACCGCCACGGAAATCGTCAGCAAATAACGCTGCTTCATCAGTAGAATTAAGGTCACGTTTATAAGAGTTTAACACGTCCGCAGGAACGATGATGCCTTGTGTGTTGCGGCCAGTAGCACGTGAACACTCAAATTCAAACGCTGCATCTTCTTGCGCTTTGCGGTCATGTGGGTTTGCTAATGCGCGAACTGCCTTAACAATCGAGAATTTGCGAATTTCTTTTTCGCTCATGCCGATGTTTTGCGGCTGAACCGCTGCTTTAGAACCAACAGTGTCAAGTAATTCACTGCGGAAATCTTCAATTGAACGACCTTGAGCAATAGCATTTTGAGCCATTTCAACTTGGTTATGGCGTGCGCCAAGTTCAATCATTTTTGCTGCATCTTGTTGAGCAGATTTTTTCGCTTCTGCTTCAACGGCTTTAATGTCTAAATCTGACATAATATTTTCCTCTTTAGGATTTAAATTAACATTATTGCGAATTGAATCAGAAGAATCACTTTGAACATCTGTCACAACTTCATCACAATGGCCTTCAACAACTGTCACGTCGTCAAGGGCGCGATTTACTCCAACATCCGAATCAGCAGGAATTGAAACAATACTTACTTCATGGATTTTGTAATCAATCACGCGGTATGAACCGCCTTCTTCTTTCTTCATTTTTTTAACTGTGTATCCAATACTCACATTTTTGCGAATACCGTCAACAACATCATTAAAAACTTCACTTGCTAGTGTACCACGGCCAAATCTTACAATGGCGCGAAGTTTCTTTTCTTGCTCGTCAAGTTTTACTGATTCAATAATTCCGATTTGTTTTTCCATTTCGTGGTCAAGTAATAGCGGAGCATTTCCACTATTTAGAAACTCCAGGTCCATGCTTTCGCGGGTATGGTCTAGGATTTCAACGCCAAAGGAACGGTCAACCGGTTTTTCTGAACTGACTGACATTTCAATGGTTCGGCTTTCTTCATCAAGTACATTTCGGCCCAACGTGATTGAGCGATGTTGCACTTCTTCAATAAAACGCGATTCATCATTGTCAGAAATTTCGATCTGTTCTTCAACTTTTTCTGTGACTTCGTTTGTCATTTCTTTTTCCTCAATAGCCGGTTCAAACTTTAAAGGCTCATATCCTTCATCGGCCAACCATGCTTGTGATTGTTCAACCGTCCACTTGGTTTTATCAAATCTTATACTTTGGATTTCACTTTGTCCATCAATTAAGCCTAGTATAACATGAATTCCATTTCCAAGTTCATCATTCATCCGTCTGAAGCCTTGATATTGATCCGGCTCTGTTATACGTGCATTATGCTCGTTTGGATAGGGTCTTTCCTGGTAACTTCTGTCCATCTGTTCAACTAGCCTTTCCGACCAACGAAAACCCGCATCACCGCCCCACAATAACCAGGCAATCGTGAACGCATTTGGTCCGCCGTCTGTTTCCTTTTCGCCATAGTGTTCTGCATAGTTGCTTTCATGGCGTGAAAAATAAGAATACATTCTTTTAATGGTACGGTCGGATAAATCCTTAGCGTTCATTATATCACGCGCACGCGCTACACCAACGGCCGTTCCACCTCTGCCATATTCCCGGCGTAGTTTTAAACCACGATCGGCATTGGCTTGCATTTCTTTATTCGGAATCGTCATCTTCACCACCTACCACCGGCGTGAATTGTGCGCCGTATGGTTCAAGTTGGTAATCAACATTAAATTGTTTCATCAATGATTTATCACGGTTAATCTGGCCAAGTAGTTCTTCAACATCTTTACCATATTGAGCCGCAACATCTTGCAAGGATAAGACACCGTTTTTCAATCCGGTAATCGCTGCATTCATTTCTTTCTGCGGGTCAACCCATGACCAAGCACGGCCCCTGAATTCTGCCGAATCTGCAAATTTATCGTATGCCGCCAATGGTATTCCGAAACTTTCGACTTCCATTGCTGCACCCAACCATGATTCATATACTGGACGCACAAAATGGGTAATCATTATCCCTTGGATATTGCGATAAAAATCACGTTCTTCCAATGCGCCTTGGCGAATAGATGAATATGAAGTGGCTTCCAGGTCATTTGATAAAGACGTATAACTTACACCCAAGCCCGAAGCGATACCCTTTAACACTGATTTGTGAAAAGTATCAAATTCATTACTTGGAAACTGCGGGTCAAACATCTGCAAACTTACGCCTTCCGGCAAGGATGCAAACGTTCCTGGTTCCGCTTCCATAATTGGAACATTGCCTTCCATATCATCACCCGTGAAGCCATCACCTGCCGGGCTAGTAAAGAAACCCATCTTACTGGCACCAACGCGAGCATTTACAATCGCCGCTTCTCTGAATGCTTGTAATTGTTTTAAGGCGGGTAAACTTGAACTGGTCCAAGGTTCGCCGCGTGTCTGTCCTGCTCTTAGTGGTAAGTGTAAATGGATCATTCTTTCTGCCGGTACCCGAACATGCTTCGGAGACTTGGCAAATGTCGCGTAATCATAATCACCAGTGTGATAAGTGAGCATGTGATAAGCAACTGGACGGCGGTATTTATCTAATTCAACGCCCATTCGGACTTCATTTCCGTTTGGTAATCGTTCATTTTTGTCGTGGTCTATGTAGTCAGACTCTAAAAACTGCAAACTAAAACTATCATGAAAGTCATTTGAACGATGTTTAAGGATAAACACTTCGCCATCACGCGCCCAAGTTTCAATCGCTAATTTTTGAGCATCAATAAATGTCATTTTCCCGTCAACGGTACAATTGCCGAACTTAGACCATTTTTTAAACGCCTTTTCGACTGCATCGTTTCCGATAACATCAAGATTACCGCCTGAATCAAGGTTTTTAACTTGTAAACTGAAGCCTTTATCGCCGACAACGTTTGTCTTTAATAACTCCAGATAACGCTTTACATACTCATTATTTCGGGCTAAATCGCGACTTCTTGAACGCATTTCGGCAATAACTGGACGCAATTCACTATCAGGTGAACGATGCGAACCAACGAAATCAGAATATATCCGTCCCGCACTCGCTGCGTGGTAACTCCGCTTTTTTGGCTGCGGTTTGTCTTTGCGTAAAAAATCAAATAATGCCATTAGAAACGCACCTTAATAGTTGAACTCGACTTTCGCCCGTTTTTAATTGATAGTTTATTGCGATACTGAACAACCTCTTTTCGGTAGTAGTCACGCGCGTCAACTAATTCCTGGAATGTCATCTTGGTTAATGAACGACCTGCAACGGAATACGATGAAACATCACTGTCGGCCTTGCCTTGTAATATTGTTTCAATCTTTGTGACCATGATTTCGGCGTGTGTTCTTGGGTCGGTATTATTAACATCCAAATCAACTTGGATTGTTACTTCGCCAGTTTGAAGGACCGTTCTATTACCCGATGAAATTTGTTCCACTTCTAACTGCCAGTGGTAAATTCCAGGTTCATAATCTTCGCTTACACTACTTTCAACCGTAAACAGATGAACGCCATTGTCGTTTGTTGCGACAACTTTAATTTCTGAACTTCCGCCCTGGGTTAAACGCGCAACATAAGTTAACGTGTATTCCGCCGGTGGGTAATCTTGTGAAAGGTCTGGTCGTTTCCACTGGCCAAAATCGCCAACCGTGAACACTTCTGGTTCAATTGTCGGAGCATTAGCCGAATCAAATATGTTTGCCATTTTTACCGCCAGTTGCTAACAAAACCGCCCTTTCGGGGACGTTGTATTGGGTTTTTATTGGGTTTTGGGTCAATTGTTCTTTCTACCTTATCATTTTTTTCAGATAAAGTATTGACATTTACACCGATTATAGCATAAGCAGCAATTGAGTACACCATGCAATCCAATGATTCATTTCTTGGTCTTATTTTAACATAAACACGTTTCTTAAAACCCTTGTGAAATTTGATTGTCGCTTTCTCTGCTGTAAGCATTTTGAAGTAATCATCGTCCAAAGTATCACTGAATCTGACATATCCAGGCGAATCTTCTTCAATCCTTAACCTGGCAAATACTAAATCCTTGACTGTATCAACACCAATTGGGAACAATGGGCATTTTGCGACGTTATTCTTTGAGGGTCTGCCGGCAATTGCTTTCCCATCACCGCCAACGCCCTTGATTGCGAAAACACGACGTCCGAAATTCTTTTTACAATATTGATAAACTGAGTTGGTAAAGTGTCCGCCTGAATCAACGCAAGTTGAACGGATTGGCAAGTCTCTGCCATCTTCTGTTTCGTAGTTTCTAAATAAATGCGTATCTAATGCGGCCCATAATTGTGGCGTACTTGGGTCCCCGAAAATAGTTTTATGTGCCAGTACAATTGAGCATTCATCTTTCATCCATCCGATTATTGATAATTCCAGGCGATTGTCTTGAACATCGACGCCGCAAGTTAATAAAACAACTTCTTCTGGCACCTTTTCGGTTGGCTCTCTACGTTCTGCAAGGTTTGTTTCTTCTATTTGTTCCCCTGCATCTTCGAATGTTTCCGCCAAATAAACATTTGTCCAAACTTTTAATTGTTCCGGGTTTTTTCTAACTGCCAGGAAATCTTTTACGCCGTCTGATAATGGTGTCCAAGGTGAATATAATCCGCTTATATGGAACCCTGCTATTCCTTTGAATTCTTCTTTTGCTTGCCATTCGCCATTTCGAATTGACCAACGGCGATCCGAATCGGTCCATAATGTTCCGCAATCGTCGCAACAATACGCGGCGGAATCTGGATCATCTTTATTCCACTTAACATTTGACCATTTCATCACCTGGTAATGATTGCAATGTCTGCACGGTATTTCATAAAATCGTTTATCTGACAATTCAAACGCTTCTTCAATCGCTGATGCGCCCTTGTTTGTCGGCGTAGAAACCTGAATGATCTTTCGGTTCCAAAAAGTAGCCGTCCTCTTTTTGGCAAGCAAACTTGGCGAGCCTTCAGAACCGGCGCTTTGCGGGTATCTGTCAACTTCATCCATCAACAAAACCCTGATTGGCCTTGATGCAAGTGAACTCGGACTGTTTGAACCCGCCATCGTTAATGCGCCACCAGTGAACGTTTTATGTAATGTCGTATTCCCTGAATCCCTGCTGCGTGCGTCCTTCACTTTATCCTGCAAACACGGCGTTGATTTTAATAATCCTGCGGTCACTCGGTCTTTTGAAAATGATTGCGCCATGTCCAAGGTAGGTTGAACGCATAGAATCGGAGCCGGTTCATTATGAATGAAATATCCTATGATGTTTAATAGTGCTTCGGTCTTACCTAATTGAGCGCCGGCCATGACAACGACTTCTTTATTCGCCGGGTCGGAACATGCGTCCATAATTCCGCGCTGATATTCTGCCCTGCTTGTGTACCACCGGCCCGCTTCGGCTGAACTTTGACTATCTAACCGGCGATACTCATCCGCCCACTCTGAAATTGTCATTTTCTTTGGTGGTCTTAAAATATTCATGGCACCTTTTAGATGCGTTTTAAGTAACTTCCTTTTTTCTGCCGGTGTCATATCGTGTCGGTTTTCTTTGGTCGTCCGCGTCTTGAGCGCGTTGGTTTTTTAACATCGCCAGTATTGCTCTGCGTCTTGCTCCCTGACGCACTGACTTTCGGATCGTAATTCGATAATTCCTCTAATGCTTCATTTATTAAATCTTCCATTATTCGCTGACAAACCGCCGTGTCAGTTTCGGTGCTAATAATTGGTGCGCCCTTAGTTGGCACGCTTAACAGTTTGGCTTTTAATGCGCCAAGTGTATCTTCCCACGCTTTGACAACATCATCCGCCGCAACAAGTGAACCTTGTATTTTTGCAAGTTCAAGTTCCGCAATCTCTGCTTCTGCTGTTACTTTTCTTGTCCTGGCTTCATCGTATGTCGAGCCTAGTTTAACGCCGCCTGTACTAGCCATTTATTCTTTGCTCCGCTATTTTGAAATATTCTTTATCTAGTTCAATACCTATAAAGTCACGATTAAGATTTTTACATGCTACACCTGTAGTTCCACTACCCATAGTAAAATCCAATACAGTTTCACCCTCGTTAGTGTAGGTCTTTATAAGGTATTCCATGAGTGCAACTGGCTTCTGTGTGCTGTGCAACTTTTCTTTATCTCTTTTAAACTTAATGATATTTAGTGGATACCTTTCGCCACTCGACTCTGTAATTGCGCCAGTTTGTTTTCCGTAGTTTTCTGACTTGGTTTTTCCTTGCTTACACTTATACGGCTTATGCCCAAGTCTCATTTGTGGTTTATAAGTACACTGTTTCCCATAAAAAACAATCACATCCTCATAAGTCCTCAATGGCTGTTTCTTTGCGTTTAAGAATCCTGTTCCCTGCCCTTT